TAGCTTAGAAGATTCTTGATATTGTATACAACATTACCTTGTTGGATATCCTCTAACAAAGCGTAATATGCCTTTATGAAAGCGACAAAATTGGGATTATCACTTCTGATGAATTCAGGAAGTTGACTCTCAACAAAAAGAGATACACCATTAGCTAAAACAGTCATTACTTATTCTCTACATTAACTGTTATAGATAGTGCGCCGTTATCATTGGTATCGAAGGTTATAAGACGGTTGAGTGAGCTACCAAAATTGTTGTTTTGTGGCTTAATATGAACAGACAATGTTTGGGTAGGATTACCCACATCCAATGGACGAAAGTTGTTCAATGTAACCAAACCATCAGAATAATCCACAACTCCGATATTATTAGCTAGTACCGTCTTGACGCTATTCTGATCAAAGAAGTAGCTACGAAGATTACCTTTTGCTCCATCAGCGATAACTTGTAATACGGCTCCTGATCCAGTTCCTTGTATTATGGCTGTCGCTGAAGTGTAATTCGCTCCCGGAGCATCAACAATAACTGATTGGATCTTACCATTAACTATCAATGCATAAGCGTTAGCACCCTCTCCATCACCTTCGATCAAAAGTGTAGGTGGGGATGTAAATCCAGAACCTGGAGCAATAACATTAATTGATTGTATTCCAGTGACAGATTCTGGAATTTCTTCAATAAAGCATTCTCTCGATACACCACTTTGATCAATTTGTGTAAACGAAGGACTAGAATACAACCTGTCGGTTCCCACGCCTCTGAATAATGGTGTACCATAATCCAATGTATAAGTTCTTGCTTGACCAATGAGAGGATCAAACCTCTTTTCTATGAAGAAATCAACTGTACTACTCTGGATAGATGGATCAGAATCATCGATTGCTCTTAAAAATCTGCTGTATTTGAAGGTGCTGTTGAATTGATTCAAATTATCTGAGGTCCAATTAATGACAGCGTTTTTAACAACGGTTGATATTTGGTTGGCGGTAAAATTGGTAGATGTGGAATCGTAATATACTGTGATATTGAAATTCAAGAAGTTGTAATCAGCATCCACAAATTGTGGAAGAACGGTAAGAACCCCAGTTGGCTGCAGAATTTGTGTGACAACAAATTGTTTCTGAGCTTGCGTTATCGCAAACCCCTCCTTTGGTTTTGCACTAATGAAAACAGCCCCAAACACTGGTGGATTTTGTTCTTCTCCACCCCAAACGTTCACAGCATCGAAATATGGATAATCTCTATTGATTATACTCTTATAATCATTCGCATTAACCGCGCGATTTTGTGCAATGTAAGATAATGGAGCGGAGAATTGTATTGATTGTGCTGTTTCTGGTGTTGAGCCGGCTGAGGATGCTATATCTGTAGTCGTATTGGATACCGAACCAGAAAGAATCTGATTCTGTAATCTAAACGTTTGTATTCCATTAGCATCATCTGCATTGGTGATAATGTAGCTTACTATAACCAAATTCCCATCGTCAAGTTGTGTTCCAAGAATACCGTCACCAAAATAGATTCGATAGTTATTGTTGATTCCTAAATCAAGATAGTAAACGTTGCTATCACCATTAACCGAAACGGCGCTTCTTGCAAGTGAGAATACTGCTTGCGTTGGATTGGTTGCGCTAGTTTGGACTATGACTTGTATTGTTTTGGTGTCAATGTTTGGATCAGTCAAGTCGAAAATTTGTCTTGGGTTTGTAGCGCTATCAGCCACGAACGTTTTGGTAACAGGTTGTCCTTCTTTAATTACAACTTCATTGAAATTGAAATTCAATCCAGTATTCGAGGTTGTATACGAATCTACGGTAACAAAATTGAATGATTGACCATTCAAAGGTATAGATGAAAACTGACTGAATCTTGGTAGTGTTAATATGGTTGTTGGATCTGTACTAAGTTTGGTAATAGCCACATTCACGACGGCTTGTGATGCTGTTGCCGATCTGGGAGTATATCCTTGTAATTTTGCATGCGAGACAATATTAGGCTGCAGAACAGCGGTATCCAAAAACATCTCAGATGCTATCATATTCATGTAGAACGAAAGAAGATAGGTATTCTGGGCAAGGATGTTTAGAAGTTGACTTAAACCAGAACCTTCAAAATTGTAATCAGAAAAAACCGATTGACTTTGTAAATAAGTTTTTAAGTTAGTTTTGATAGAGTCAAAGTCAAGACCCGCAAGTATAATCTTCGAATTACTAGACATTTGATGTTACCTTATACCTACAGTTATTAAAGTGCCAACGGTTCATGGCTACTTTAGCGCTTATTACAGAACAATGCGGACACTTAACCAATTCTTTCTTCTTGGAAGTATCCAATTCTTTTCTTCCGCGTCTATTGGTATTACCTCTAGCTATATTAGCTTGTCTAGCGCGTCTTTCAACAGTCCAATAAGCTAGTCTTTTTCTTTGCGTCTCTTTTTTGGTTTGAACCAATCTTTGATCCGGTCCACCAGAACAACCATCTCCACCATTTGTATAGTTATATAAAGGACCTGAACCCAAATCTTTGCGACCAATTTGTTTAATTAATCCAATTTCCAATTCATATGCAGTTCTTTCATTGGAACATTCCATTAAATGTATAATTGGTGTTATTCCCAATTTTTTTAAAGTTTTAAGACGATTGTTAAACCTTTTGTTTTCTGCTCCAAATTCCCAATGACAGAACGCACGTTCGTTTTTACCCTTCCCAACATAAAAGGGTTCATTTGTTCTTGAATCAATGTACATATATGTATAATACATCATCGCAAACGCTCCAAAAATACAGATACGGATATTGGTGATACATTATTGACTACGTAAAATTGTATAGTTACGTTGTATCCGTTACTATCTATGTTTTCTTCAACCAATACATTTATAACCTGCGCCCTCGGTTCAAAGTTGGCTATGACGTTTTTGATTTCTTCGCTTAAAAGATTGGCTGTTACTGGATCTATGTTTTCAAATAACAGTTTTCTTACATTACCGCCGATTTCAGGATGAAATGGCACCTCAAAATGATTGATCTGCACCAAATTCATAACCGATTGAACAACCGAATTAATACCAACTAACATCACCACATCTCCGGTTACCGGATGCGGTTGAAACGATAGAGCGAAATCACTGAAACGTTGAATTTGGGGTGTAGGCTGTGGCATAAGTCTCAGTCGTTTGTTTTATTGTGTTGTATTATCAGCAGTTTATAATATGGTATTTCTGGGTTCTGTCCGTGTCCCATACCGAGACCTGGGATCAATCGTTTATTTATACATTAAGTGAGAAATTGTTCTCTTTCGTCCTGACGACGTTTTAGAATTCCCGGCACCACCTTACCCGCCGCAAATTTCCATTGCAACAAATCGTCGCCCGCCTGACACCAATTCTGGGAATTGATATCCTTTCGAAGAGTGCTTGAAGAGAAATTACCAACACCAACATTATACATAAACGAAAGAAGAGCGTCAACTTGTGATTGGGTCAAATCAACAGTAATCAATTCCTTAAGTTTTGGTATGAATATTTGATTCAATGCATCTTCGATCCAAGTCGAACATTGTTGTTTGGTTGTCACAAAACTCAAATTCAATATCACGCCTGGATCAATAGTCGTGAGCACAGATTGTGTTGTACCATATCCAATCGTATATGGCTGCGCGCCGGTAGCTGGATCTGGATAACATTGAATTGATCCATTTGCGAGAATCTTAGCAAGTCCTTCTCGTTGTTGGATCGCGGCAAGACCATCTGTTGATATCGTCCAACTATCCGATGGAAGAAATGTTCTGGTATTTGGGTCAAAGTTACAAGTCATTGTAGTACCGTTTGCATTACTGTCTGGAGTATTACCATTGGCGTCCAAAAATTGACTTTGCTTGAAAGCAACGCCTGTTTCTGCATCCAATTGGGCAAAATTCTGTGAGAATGGGACAGGCGTTATTTCTAATGGAGCCTGTCCTTTATTTGGTGTAGCTTTATCTGGAGCAGCCTTTATACTATTACCAGTTCCGGTATCGGCGCTAGCTGCTCCCAACTCACAATTGATATCCGATCCCATTATATCAACTGTACCAGATGCAAGTAGCTCTAATTGACCTTGTGCGGTTAAAAAATTGGTACCTTGGGCATCTATATGAACGTCACCCCCACTGGAGATGAATTGTTTGGATCCGGTTACTGTTGTGGCTATATCGTCAATATTAGCGTTGTAGGTCTTTGCCTTTATATTAAATGCTCCACCCACAGAAAAGTTAGCGTCACCAGCTACACCCACATTCAAATTGTTATCGCACTCAAGATTAACATCACCCAAAACTTTTATATAAGCCCCTTCTCCAACAGTAATAAGACAACGACCCATAATATGAACAAAGTCATCGCCCATTGTTATCGAATATCTTGATCTGGTAATTTTCTCGACTCTTGAACCTGAAGGATAGAAATCAATAAAAGAACCACTTCTATGGGTGATTGTGATTCTCTCATTATTTGGGGTATCGTCGTATTCAACAAGGTGACCAGATTCTGTTTCGTAAGCTTTGTTGTAAGGATAAATTGGATTATATGCTGGATAAGGTTCGTCCCAAGTTAATCCTGTTGCTGAAATGACTCCTTTATCCAAATTCGTTTTTCTGGTATTAATTACAGTATTCGCTATATCATAACGAGTTGCACCAGAAAGACTGGGTTTATCAAGATCAGAGCTTAAAGGATATAGAGAAGCTGTATTAGCGTTGGTAATGACCACACCAGAACCATCCACATTGTAAGTGATTTTCTGTGGTTTTCTTGGAGCTAATCGTAAATCTGT